TTTTCTACCTGTGCTTTATCAGCTACAAGCAGTTCGAGTAATTCTGCATTTGTCATTTTGATTTGTTTTAGAATATTAAAAATTGAATTGAGAGACTGTTTAAGATCCAGCTCATAGCAGTTATCTTCCTGTACTATGTGATGGTAGATGTGGATTTTCATTTTAATAAAATTTTAATAGCTATTTTTTTACATCTTTTACAAATTACATTATCTGGATCTGGTTGATTTATCCAGTCAATATCAACATACCCTATAGTCCCACCATCAGTACCGTGAATCCCTTTACTACCACATAGTATTTTAAAATCTTTTGCAATATGAGTTTTTGTTATAGAGCCCTCGCTAAGCGTTCTATGATCAAATATGTATGGCGTAAGTAAAGTACTCATATCAGTATGACCCGTTAGCGATCTTCTCTGCATGGGCCGCAGCAGCTTTAATAGTTTCTACTTCAGATTTAATAGATTCGTTAAGAGCTGTAACAAGATCAACTCTTTCCTGCAACGGTAACGCTAATGCGCCTTTAGTAATACTTTCTACATTCTTAGGCGTTCTTGTTTTCTTGGTTTCTGTCATATATGTAAATTTAAAGATTAAAAAAATCTAATGTGCTTAGTTGCGTAGTTAATTTTCTATTACCCCATTGATCAGCCATTGCTTCTGCAATACCCTGATAGGTCTTTGATCTTAGCTTTGCCCGTTCAGGTCCAGGGGGCAAATAGTGAATCCTTTGAGAAACATTTTTAGGTAAGGCTTTCATTTCTTCGTAAACATTATTAGTTCCCTTCAAAGGCTCCAATCCTTTCAACCATAAACAAGTTGCCTTTCTTTCTAAATGCCCAAATTGATAAGGTTGAATTAACTGATCGTATTTACCTATTTGCTCAACTGCATACTTATGGGGGATAGGATTTTCAGTTGCGACTTTTGGCGAATTAAATTTGTGTCTTAAATTAAAAAACTCACAAGCCAATTTTAAATCTTTCCAAAGGTTTCTTTTTTCTAACCACACAACACCTGAATTAGTTATCCTTGTGCAAGTGGGATGAAAAATAACCAAATCAAAATACTCATTTACTAACTCTCTTATATCACATTTGTAATGCCACTCTGGGTGACCGCCTGAGCAATCTTGTATATCACAAGAGAACGCATTATGCCCTTTAGAGCGAAACGCTTTGCAAACTGTTTGGCTTTCTTCACAAGCTATTAATATTTTCATAGATAGTAAGGGTAGTACACTAAAAGTTGTGCCGCCGTCACCCGAAGATGGAGACGCAGTTAATGTACTACCTTTATTATCGTTATATTTTTTGATCATCTGCGGCACAATGCAGTTTAGAATGACTAAGCTATAAAATAATTTCCATATTGAGAAATATTTCTTTAACTTTATTTTTCACGTCTAGAAGCGCACACTTAGCGCAACTAGTCAGAAGCAAAAAGACTTTACCCCAATTTCTATTGGGGTTTCGTTTTATAAAGAAGTCCCGAAGTAGAAACTCCAGGACTGTACTTATCAAAAAACCATTAAACCTTATCCAAAATAGTTTACAACGAATCATCAATTTCTTTCTTCGTTCTTATTACGTTTATGTTTATGATTGGTTGGATGGAATTACCATCACTATCAACCGGAGTTACCTCTTGCCTCTCCACATAGCCACGATCTTTAAGCAATGTCTTTGCTGAAAATATAGTTGCAGCAGTATCACCATCTTCAACCAGCTTCAACAACTTCGATTCAACGAAATCTTTCTTAATCTCCCGAAGATCAAGTATGCGCTGCTTAAATGCCGGATCTGTTTCCATCCAATCGTAATAAGTTGACCGGGGAATATCTATTGACCTGGCAGCAGTCGTTACCACTCCCATATACTTTATCATCGCTTCAACCATCTCATTTTGCTTCTGCTTGTTCACCATGTGATAAAGTTATACCATTTTTTTTAATGATGATACTTGAATCAAGTTTTAGCATCCTGTCAATTATTACTTGGCAGTACTTTGGGTCAATCTCCATTCCGTAACACTTTCTATTTAATTGATGGGTCTTGCCATGCACATAACGGGCTTTTGTGTACCGTGACCAACAACTTTATCATTTTTATCTTGTGATCTTCCGGCAGGGTTTATTCCCGCTATTTCCCAAAGAGTAGTTTGTTTCCTATCTCCTGCCCAATTACCCTTGTTGCCTTTTTTAACAGCGTACCAACACGGTTCATGCTGCCAATGATAATCACCTCTTGAAAATGTAAGCGATGGTTTAACCCAAATTATCTGGCTCCTTATTTCAAAATCACAATCGACAAGACTATCCGAAACTTCGGCAGCGTGTTTACCGCCATGCCACACGTAGGCAACTTTTGAAGGCGATAAAGCCCAAACCTCAGTCCAATCAGCCCTATCATCATTCATCACTTTACCTTTTGCTTTTACCTTTGCGCCAAAACCTTTTGACTCCTGACTTGCCCTCCACATTGGATCATAATTAACCCCATAAGGCGGGTCTGTGACCATCAAATAGGGTTCTTTCCCGTTAAGTAATTTTACCACATCGTCCGCATTCGTACTATCCCCGCAAAGCAGCCTGTGTTCTCCTATTTCAAACAAATCTCCAATTACTATATCGGTTTCAATTTCGTCCGGTATTTCGTAATCGTCCTCCGTTGCATCCCCTTTGGGTAAAGCCCAGTCAGGTATATCAAGTCCCCATGATGGAGCTTCCGGCCAGTCAGAAATAATCTTATCCCACTCCCATTCACCAAAACCAACATTATCCTTGATCACAAACTCCCGTTGCTGGGCATCGGTCAGGTCCGAGCAATCAATTACTGGCACTTCTTTCATCCCGGCAGCAATGCATGCACGAAGTCGCATATTTCCACCAAGAACAACGTTCCCGTCTAAGGCCTTTTTAAAGGCAATAGGCCGCTTCTCCAACATCTTGGGGAAATCCTTGACCGATTGCACTAAAGCCTGAAATTTTGCATCTGTGATAACCCTGGGGTTATCTGGGTTCTCTTTTAGGAGCGAAATGTCCATTTTTGTATAATTCATATTTCTATATTTATAATTTTCATTGTTTAGACTTCGGACACGATGAATCGAAAATACGACGATTCCCTATATGCTTACCCCTTTCTATATATATATATATTACATACTACTACTACCTACCTGAATTATAAATCGTGTCATCGTGTCTTAGGCTTATAACATTAGTGATTTTTAATACTTTGTTCGGACACGATTCGATTGCTCACTTTTTTAAGATTGTGTCATCGTGTCGCTTTTTAGCCCATTTTCGGTTGTTGGCAATACTCTGTACTCTAAAAGCCTCTCAAAACCCTGCCTCCGCTTTTCTAAGACACGATTGAACCTGTCACAAGACTCGATTATTGCAGCCGTGAATCTCTTCTGTGAAAAGTCCCTTTTTTCCATATTATTTGACACTAAAAAAGCGGCATACATATCTCGGAAAGCCTTCCATTCTGCGGCCCCATTTTCAATATATCCATCCCACCAATCAATGAACTCTGCGCTGAAATTTAAACGGATGTGTTTGCGCTTTATTTTCTCAGAGTTTTCAATATTAGGGATGCCTGACTGAAGGTAGGCAACCACACAAATAAACATCAGGTTATAAAAGCGGTTCCATTCGTCCTGATCCCAATCATCGAAAAGCCGGTGGCCATATTCGTTGATCGGCGAGTTATTTATAGAAAAGTGATTAGAAAGCTCAAATACCTTTTGGCGGCGCTTGCCATGTCCCCCGCTCCCGGCGATTGTGTAGTTGGTCGTAAATATGATCTTAGGCGAATCTTTATAAGGTATAGAGAACTCATCTTTGTTTTTTTTCTCAATAGTAATGCCTTCGGTTATTATGGAGTAAAACCCTTCGAAGTCAACATTTTTACGGACATCCTCAATAGCGACTATTTTAGTGTCAAGATCAACACGCTGGAAGGCAAACGATTTATCTACTTTAAAATTCTTACCATCAACCCTGGTGAGGTTGGACATATAAGTCAGGGCGGTAACAAGGATGCCCTTTCCGGTTCCACCACCCTTCTTTTCATCTTCGGTTTCTTCAGCAAGAATTACAGAGTAGGGCCGGGCAGGGTCTTTATACCGATGAAGTAAATAGCCGATCAGCGATAAAATATATGTTTCATTTTCACCTGATATTTTTTTAAGGAAGTCATAAAACTCACATAGTGATTCATCGAAGAATATATCAACATCAACATTAAAGGGAATCACCTGAGATTTCCAAACGGCTTTATTTACCTGGCCGTAAGTGAGAAGTTCTGCTCCTTGTGCCGTTACTTTAACAATGCCATTATTGAAAGGGAAGTAAGCGGCATCGGGAGTATCTTTTAAAATATCAATTTCTTTTGCATTAAGGAACTCCATTAACCCGTTACCAAAATATGTATCATACCCTTTCATTACAAGTTCCAGTAATTCATCTGGGGTTATTCCGTCGAAACGCTCAGGAAGGTTAATGATATATTCTTTAATAAATTTCTTTATTGTCTCAGGGATCACATATTGAACGAGGCCGTCTTTTTGCTGAACGATGCGGTAGGTAGAGTTTATTTTATCATAGAAAAAAAGATGGAACCCATTATTATATAAAAAGTCAATTAGTTTATGGCGAATGATATTAATTTTTTTGCCCGACCTTGAATAAATCACTTCCCAAAAAGTAAGTATTTCTGGGCCGGACAAATCTTCAACTTCAGCAATAATTTTATCAGCAATTTTTTTTGATAGCCCATCTTCAGAGATAAGTATCTCAGATATATTTTCCCGGTTTACTCCGGCTCCTAATGACTTCAAAACTTTTTTTGCATACTTGGACATTACACCTGTCTCACCATATCCGTCTGCGATTAGTTGTTTGGCGGCGGCGCTGAAGTCTTTGTTATGTTCGAGTATGGTGTAAACGGCAAATGGCTTATATCCTTTTCCGGGTTCAAACTGGGTGGAGGTTGAGAAAACTTTAAACAAATTAAGATCGTGGTGGTAATCGGCGCTGCTGTATGCGTCCGTTTGGCCGGGGCGCTTTAATAATGTTCGCTGGCCCTTTTTCTCAATATATTTCCACCCATGCTTTTCGAGTAAAGCAATAACATCTGACCGATCATTGTAATCATCCCAGGGAGTTTTCTGATATTGAGAGGCGGCGGGGATGTTTCTTATT